AAGATACAGCTGGCGGAACTGCTACTCTTACTTTTAATGCAGCAGGTACTGACGTTTGGGCAACTGGTTCTTTAATTGAATCAAGAGCAGCAAATGAAGTAACTTTTGATACTTCAGCAGCAGGTGAAACACAATTAGTTTTCACTCCAGCTAATGCAGCAACTAATCTTTTAACAACTGGCGGCAAAATTGCTTTCATGTGTTTTGAAGATGGTGTATGGCACATTGCAACTGAGTTTACTGGTGCAGCAGCAGCTGTTACTGGTGCGTTTGCATTTGCAGCTTAATAAATAATTAATGTGGGCCTTCGGGCCCACACAATTTTAATAGGAGAAAACTATGGCAGCTAAAGGTGATGTAAAAGCAGTAAGAGTTACAGGAACTGGATCTGTATTCGCAGGAAGAACTAGATTAAGAGGAATCATTGTTGAAAATACAAATGCTACTACAGCTCAGTCTATTACTTTACAAGATACAGATGGAACTCAGTTTGTAACAAGTTGTCCAGCAGGTGATGTATTTGCATTTAATCTTCCAGAAGATGGAATTTTATTTAAAAGTTTTATGACTGTAAATGCTATTGGTGCGGACGTTGCGGCTACGATATTATTAGACAAATAGGAGTTTAAATGGCAACTTCTGGGACTACAACTTTTGAATCAGGTTTTTATATTGATGATATAATTACTGAAGCCTATGAACGTATAGGTCGATTTGATTATTCTGGTAATGATATAAAAACGGCTAGACGTTCTTTGAACATAATGTTTCAAGAGTGGGCTAATAGAGGTTTGCATTTTTGGCAAGTAAAAAATAATTCAATTACATTAGTTGATGGTCAAGCAGAATATGTAATGTATAGATCAACAGCTGATGGCACTTCAGATGCAACAGCAGTATATGGAGTTGATGATATATTAGAAGCAAGTTATAGAAATGCATCTAGTGTTGATACACCACTCACAAAAATAAACAGATCAGAGTATCAAGCATTTTCAAATAAAACAGCTACAGGTGTTCCATCACAATATTTTGTACAAAGATTTATTGATAGAGTCACAATTACTTTATATTTAACTCCCGGAACCACTGAAGCCGGAAACTTTTTAAACTATTATTATGTAAGCAGGATTCAGGATGCAGGGGCTTATTCTAATGAAGCTGATGTACCTTATAGATTTATACCTTGTATGGTTGCAGGTTTATCATATTATTTATCACAAAAATTTAAACCCGAGCTCGTTCAACAAATGAAAATGTTATACGAGGATGAACTCAATAGAGCTTTAACTGAAGATGGTTCTTCATCTAGTTCTTTTATAACCCCAAAAAATTATTACCCAAATGTCTAGATCAAATGGAAAATTTGCACAATTTATTTCTGATAGAAGTGGTCAAGCATTTCCATATAAAGAAATGGTTATTGAATGGAATGGATCTAGAGTCCATATTTCCGAATTTGAACCCAAGCATCCACAGTTAGAACCAAAACCACATACAGCTGATCCACAAGGATTAGACAATGCAAGACCACAAACATTTTCTGCACAAACAGGTGATGGTGGTTTTATGAATGTTGATTTAACTTTACCAGGAGCCTTTGCTTTTGGATCAAACAATGGTATGATTCCTGATAATGGTTCTTCTATTAATAGAAGAAGAGAAGCACAGACAAATTTAGGAAGGGTAACAATTAGTATAACATAATGACATACGCAGAACTAGTACAAAAAATTAGAGATTACACAGAAGTAGATTCAAATGTTTTAACATCTACTATTGTAGATGGATTTATATCTGATGCAGAATTTAGAATTTTAAGAGATGTAGATTCTGATAATAATAGAAGATATGCAACAGCTAATTTAGTAACCTCAAACAGATTTATTGACACACCGGATAATTTATTGGTTATTAGGTCCGCTCAAATCATAGACTCTGACGGAAGTTCACAACCTGATAATAGAGAATTTTTACAATTTAGGGATACAAGTTTTATGTCAGAATATAATCCAACTGGCTCAACTGGAGTACCTAAATATTACAGTTATTGGGACAATGACACTATTGTAGTAGCTCCTACTCCAGATGCTACCTACACAATTCAATTAAATTATATCTTGAAAGATCCAGGTTTATCGAGTACAAATACAGAAACATACATAAGTAAAGTTTTTCCCAACGGACTTTTGTATGCATGCTTAGTAGAAGCTTTTTCGTTTTTAAAGGGGCCAAATGATCTCTTGCAATTATACGAAGGAAAGTATAAACAAGTGGTTGAAGGCTTCTCGATAGAACAAATGGGAAGACGAAGACGAGATGAATATCAAAGTGGTGTTCCTCGAGTCGGAGGAAAATAATATATAAGGAGATAAACTATGGCTATAACTCAGGCAATTGCGAACTCTTTCAAAAAAGAACTTTTGGAAGGTGATCACAATTTCAAACAATCTGGTGGAGACGTGTTTAAATTAGCTCTTTATACCGCAGGTGCGACTTTAACTTCTGCTACGACTTCTTATACTACTTCCAATGAAGTATCACCTTCTGGACAGTATACAGCAGGTGGTGGGACATTGGTTAATGCAGGAACATCAATCACTGCTGGTGTAGCAAGAGTTGATTTTAACAACTTATCATTTACTGGTGTAACATTAACGGCGAGAGGTGCATTGATTTATAATACATCTGCTACTGTAACTGACGCAGCGGTTGCTGTTTTAGATTTCGGTTCAGATAAAACTGCAACTTCTGGTACGTTTACAATTCAGTTCCCAGCACCAACATCAACTGCAGCGATCTTAAGAATCTCTGGATAATAGCATAGGAGGTACTTTCCTATGTCTAACACCTGGGGCAATCTTACTTGGGGCTTTAACCAATGGAATGATTTATCTAATGTAAGTTTTTCCGTTACAGGGATTCCTGTATCTTCAACTTTAGGTGAAGAAACTACAGCCGGTGAAATTAATTCTGGTTGGGGTAGAATTACTTGGGGTAATAATGGTTGGGGTATTCAAGGTACTTTAATACCTACAGGTAATTCTCTATCTACAAATTTAAATTCAGTAACTGTCGATGCAGAAATAAATATTGGTTGGGGCTCTGATACTTGGGGCACTGAGACATGGGGATCTTCTGGTTTATTAGTTGATGTAACTGGAATTCAATTATCAGCAAATTTAGATTCACCAACATTTAGTATAACTGGTAGTGTAGATGTAATAGGTGAAGAAGCAACTATTACTCAAGGTGATGCTTTAGGATCATCTACGGTAGATGTAGATTTAACTGGTCAACCAATAACAGCAACGCTTCAATATCAAGAAGCGATTGTAGATCCAACAGGACAAGAATTAACAGCTAATGATGGAACAGCTGATTTAGATGCAAACACAATTGCAGAAGTTTCAGCTACCTCAGCATCTTCATGGGGATATAAATCTTCATGGGGATTTGGTGTATATGGTAATCAACCAATTACTACACTTGCAATGGCAGTGCAGGAAAATAACGTTGATCCTGCTCCAGATGCTGAAGCTACTGGTCAAGCAATGGCCATGGTTCAGGGTGATGAAACTGTCACTGGAGATGCTAATGTAGACGTAACCGGTGAGGCTATGACTGCAAATCAAGGTCAAGCTGAATTAGACGCAAATACAATAGCTGCTGTTAGTGGTGAAGAATTGACTATGCAAGAAGGTGATGAAACAGTCACTGGAAATGCTAATGTATTACTGTCAGGAAATGCCTTGACAATGGCTACAGGAAGCCTTAGAACACTAATATGGAACCAAGTAAATACTGGCACAGCACCAGTTGTTCCACCAGGTTGGCAAGAAGTTGACACCGCTGCTTAAAAAATTGGAGACATAAAATATGGCAAACTCAACATCAGCTAATTTAAAATTAACTGTACAGGCAACTGGTGAAAACTCAGGAACTTGGGGTCAAATTACAAATACAAACTTATTAATTTTAGAACAAGCAATCGGTGGTTATTCTGCTATCACAGTTAATGCAACTACTGGTGCAACTTTAACTTTTTCAAATGGTGCTTTATCAAACGGTAAAGATCAAGTAATTAAATTAACAGGAACAATCACTGGAAACATTGATGTTGTGATTCCTGATTCAGTAGAAAAAACTTACATTGTTGAAAACGGAACTTCAGGTGCATTCACTGTAACTTTTAAAACAAGTTCTGGAACAGGTGTAACTTGGGCAGCAACTGATAAAGGTACTAAAATGGTTTACTCTGATGGTACTAACGTTGTTGACACAGCTTTTACAGATTTATCTTCAGACATCACTCCACAATTATCAGGTATCTTAGATACAAATGGTAATGATATCATCATTGACGATGCAGGTGCAATTGAAGATGATTCAAATAATCCTTACATTAGATTTCAAAA